TCGTCGCGGCTAAACTGCTCAGACCTTATATCGGCGATCACTGCTGCATATGTTGCTTCAGACCGTCGCGGTGTTGGCAAAGAACCCCCTTGGACATAACCTTTAGGCTCTAAAAACAGCAGAACTTCACAACAAATGAGTTATTGCTGGATTGCTACAGACCCTGAAAACGACACGTTTCCGCCGAAGGTCACAGAATTACTCGGTGCCGACGTGGTGAAGGTCAGATCCGACCCGTAAGACGTTCCTACGCTGTTCGTGGCAAAGGCTCTGATGTGGTAAAGGGTCGAGGCAGTAAGGCCGCTCAGAGAAGAGCTAAACACCCCCGTACCAGTGCCGTTAGACGTGCAGGGGCTGGTGGGATTAGATGAAGTGGAGTAGCAGACGCCGCGTGAGGTGACGCTTGCCCCTCCGTCTGTCGTGACGTTGCCGCCCGTCGCCGCAGTCGTGTCTGTAATGCTGGAAGCTGCTGTCGTAGTGACCGTGGGTGCGGTTGGAACGCCGCTCGTGGTAAAGGTCAGGTCGCTGCCGTAGCTCGTTCCAATCCCGTTCGTGGCGAAGGCGCGGATGTGATACGTGGTCGAGGCAGTCAAGCCCGTCAGAGAGCTAGTGAACGCGCCTGTCCCCGTCCCGTCGCTTGTGCATGGGCTTGTGGGGTTGGCAGAGGTGCTGTAGCAGGTTCCCCGTGAGGTCACAGCGTCGCCGCCGTCCGATGTAACGTTCCCTCCCGCCGTCGCCGTGGTCGTGGTGATGCTCGATGCCGCCGTGGTGGTGACAGAAGGAGCACCAGGACCGGTGGGGTCGTATGCGCCCAGCGTCGTGAGGTCGGAGCGCACAGTAAACGGACTCATTACCGAATCCACCGCATTGAAGCGCGGAGGATAGTAGGCGAGTTGGCCGGTAAGCGTTGTCGCCTTGCCTATCGCGTCAGAGCCGCCGATTGGAGCCAGTGAGGTCGTATCAATCGGGAAGGTGCTGTATGGCACGAAATTCCCGGTGATGAAGCCGCCGAGGTTGCGATTGATGGGCGTCAGGTTCCAGCCGTCGATATAGCTGTAGGACGTGTTAATGCCGTTCTGGAATAGCCCGCCAGCGGACCATCCTGTTGGGGGGATGTTGCTCGCCACCGTGACCTGTCCCGGCGTAATCATGTTCGTCTGGAAAGAAAACAAGGCGTGCCCGAATAGCCCGAACGGAGTGCAGGTATAGGCGCAGCTCGTGTTGTCCTTCCAGGGAATGATGTTGTTTTGCAAGAAGCCTCGCGGCCAGGCAGCCGGAAGGTACTGTTCGTCTGGGTCGCCACGCGAGCCTAGCCGCGTGTCCTCAAAGAAGAACTGCCCACCTGAGAGCCCTGTCGGAGTGACATAGAACGTGTTGTAGCTATAGAAGCCCTGCGCCGAGTTGTCGATGCCGACCGTGTTGTGGGTCGTTGCGATGCTAAGGAATTTCGATCCGTTCGAGTCAGACTCGTAAGCGTTGGCGATGGTGAACTCTGAGTTCGAGTGCTCTTCCGTCGCCGCCGCAAACCAGTCTTCAGCGCCATACGATCCCGAGCATCCCGGCGCCGTCGAATAGGTTGTGGCGCAGGTCGGTGATCCTTGATAGCCCCAATACTCATCGGGAAGGATGTAGTTGTAAGCGTCCTGAATCTCAGAGTGTCCACCCGGCCCCGAAGCTGTGTTATAGCCCGCCTGAGGTACGAGGCGGTTGTACATATGGAAAGAGCGCGTGCCACGATCGGAATAGGCGGACGTACCTTCCCCGAGCGGCACCACGCCGTCCTGCAAGTTCAACAGAACCGTGTCGCGGAAAGCCTGAAGGTAGAACATATGCTCCGTTGACTGGTGAGCAATGCCGTAGCCGACTGCATGATTGCCCTCGTAGAAGGTGTCCAGGGTGCAGGCCGTCCACCCGCTCTGCTGCGAGTTGCAGTCGTCAAAGAACGGCGTTGCGACATTCTCGGCATACACACCCAGAACCGACCAGTATTGAATCCCGAACGGTCGCAGGCCCATCGAACCGCCCCACGCCTGCGTCGCACCGCTCTGATCCTTGTAGTTGTATCCCGTGGTGACGTTGCGGATGTGCAGCCCTGAGATTGTGACGTGGTTGAACGCCTTCACCAGCCCATTATTGAAGGTTGGCCCAGCGCTGATTCCAGTTACCGAGATGAGGCCGTATGGGGCCACGATATAGGGCGAAGTCCATGAGTTCGTGGTCGCGTTCGAGCCGTCAATGATTGGCAGTTTGCCCGAGGTAGGGTCAGGCACGCCGCAGAGAACGAAGGCAGGGTGCTTATGGTCCCAACTCCCCGAGGTCGGGATGTTCACCTGTAGCTGGTTGTGGTACTCGGTCGGGCTTCCAGAAGACTCGTTGAAGACGCGCACGAGAAGCGGCCCAGCATAGCTCTGCGGAACGGAGAGGAGGTCGTGATATGTCTTCGACGGCCCGATATCCATTACGGTCGGATTTGCGGTCGTGTCGATATCGCACGGAACCTGTTCGGTCTTGTCGGGGTTAGCCGCGGGAGGGCTGTTAGGCGATACCCAGATAGCCAGCTTGTCGCACGCACCGGCAGAGGCGTCCACATGCGGGCAGCCTGTGATCTCATACTGCCCACTCACCGTGCCAGAGTAAAAGATGGGCTGCGGAAACGTTGCATACTGTAACGTTGCGTCTCCACCTCCAGGCGCTGACGTAATTGTCCAGTCGATCATCTGATTCGTATTGCCGAAGACCTGACCGACTAGAGGGACATACCGATCTTTGAAGACCTGCCTGTATCCGGGGGAAACATGCGCTACACCCTGATAAGCAGAGCCGCCGCCATTCGCCGCCACCACGTAGTGAAATATCGCTGTTTTGGTCGGGTCTGCGTCGAGCGTGAACTTTACGTCGAACTCGATCGTTGAATGAATGGCGAAGTTGCCCGTGGCGATGGAGCCAGTGGTCGAAGTGACGCCAGCGTTCGGCCCCACCGTGAAGTTAATGTGGCTCGGAACATGGGTTAGGACGGGATTCGAGACTAATCCGGTATCGGCAGAACCATCCTGCGTATACAGGCGGAAGGTCTCGCTGCCAGCCGTGGTGTAAATCTCCCACTTGCCGTCTCCGGTCCAACTTGGCCCCTCAATCTTCTGCAAATACCCAGTTGTCTCGACGGCAGACCCCGTTGCGCCATCGTTGACGGTGAAGCTGGTAGGGCTTGCGGAGACTACCTTCCAAACGTTCTGCGAGAAGAACTGTCCAGGCGAAGTCATTTTGCGGATGTTGATGACATCGCCCGCCGCAAGATGATTGGTCGCCGTAAAGGTCACGACGCTCCCGGTGCCGCTCCATGCCGTAATCGAGTCAGTCTCCGCAATTGGGGTGACGTAGGCCACCCGGTCCGATCCCGCAAGCGCCGACCAAGGGTAGCCATAGGCGCTCTGCTGCGGAACGATGATGGAGGCGGTCTGGCTAAACAACCAGCCATTCGCAATTCCTAGCAGCGCGAGTAAGGGCAGTAACTTTTTCATTTCTTCTCCACCACGCAGCCGCTGCGAATATGGGCCGTCCCATCAGAGTTGAAGTCGATAACGCATCCCACCAGCAACCACGAAGACATGACGGTCACAGGTGGAGGGAGGGCGGGAACGATGACGATTACGCCATTCACTGTCAGCTTCTGCTCGACGGCGGTCTCAAGGATGTCCACTTCCTTGTAGCGGCAGTAAGCCGGGTCCAGGCCGAACCAGTCCTGCCCAGCGGTGAAGGTAGCGTCGGCAGTCAGGGTCTTGCTTACCCAGCCTTCAGGCACAACCGTCTTGCCGTCGCAAACGTCAGCCTGTGGTCCAGCAATCGTGCCGTAGCGCAGCGTCATGCCTGCCGCGCCCTGTACCTTGATTCCGTCGATTCCGAGCTTCACCCAGGTCTGGGCACAGGCAGGCAACGTCAGCAGCGCAAGGGCTGCGGCTAGGATTTTCATGGTGGTACCTCTTAGGTTCGACCGATGCAGATGTAGGAAACTACGTCCGTGCCCGTACCAGTGACGGTCAGGACGGTGGTTGAGGCAGAAGCTTGTACCGCGTTGACGGCAGTGGTATCAGTAGCCGTGCAGACCGGGGCAGTAGCATGGGTTGCAGAGAAGGTGTAAGTTTGCATCCCGCCGCTCAGCGTCAGGAATCCGGCTAGATCAGTGTTGCTCGTGGTCTTCGTGGCAACTGGGATGCCGGAGCCGGTAACAACCAGCGTTTGCGTCACCGTCGTTTGCCCAGCCGTGTTTTCGTGAATGTGCGAGTTTGCCGTAAGGGTCGTAGCAGATCCAGCCAGCGGGATATAGCCAGCCGTAAGCCCTGTAATACCGCCGCCGCAGCCTGTGCAGGTTCCCGTTACGGTGATGTTTCCGAAGGTTTGGTTGGCTGTCCATGTGTTGATGTGTGCCAGATTGATGGCCGCGATGACCGCACCGGCTGTGGGCGAAATCGTCAGCGTGCCATCGCCGTTGGAAACGCTTGTTACCCCAGCCGTGGCGTTGCTGCCGATCTGTACATTCTTTCCAATCTGCACCTGCGCGGCGAGGGAGGAAGCGAAAAGACATAGAAGAATTGCTATATTTTTCATTCTCATCCCCTTAGTTGTGGTGCAGATGGCACCAGACGGTCGGTGTCACAGTTGCCGAGACGCCGTTGTATCGGTCGATATTTTCGACATAGGTAAACGTCGTTGTCGTAACCGCATTGATCCCCGTAGAGCTTCCCCAGTCCTGCCCTGTATAGGTGGAGCAGTTAAGGAAATAGTTCGCATCTGCCTGTGTAGGCACGCCAGGGGTTACGGCGGACAGATTCTGGACTGCGCGGCAGTTTACCGAGTTGCCGGAAACGGTCAACGTGCAGCCGGTAAAGCTAAAAAAGTAATCTAGGGCAGATGTGCCACCGCAGGAGATTCCCGCATCAACCGTGTTTCCGTTTGCGTCGAACTTTGCGCAATTGTTGGTGGTCGTTGTTCCTGTCGAGTGCTGTACCTTCGCGCCGGTCCCCTGGTTGCCTGACAGAGCTGAGCCAGAGGCAATTGCAACGCTGCTAGGAAGGATGGCTCCGGGCGTCTTCACATAGGCGGTAGTGGCTACTTTGGTGCTGTTGTCGTCAGCCGCCTGAGTCGTTGCCGTGATGAGGTTCGGTATCGCATTTGAACCGCTCACCACGTTGCCAGTTGCGGCATAGACGGCGATCTGTCCCGCCGTGCCCGGTGTGGTTGCAGCGCCGCCTAACGATGCAAGGGCTGTGGCTGGGGTAGTGGTGTCGAACGTCCACAAGGTAGGGGTTCCCAGCGCACCGATAACTACGTGGTTCGTGCTGATCGTCCCGACATTCAGCGTGTGGTTGGTCTTGTTGATGTAGACCGCCGAATCGCAGTCCATGCCCGTAACGGAAACGTTGGCGAACTGCACGCTTCCAGCGGGCCCGCAAGGAAACAGATTCCCCTCGTTTACGTTGTCTACGCTCCAGATCGTTACGTCCAGAGCAGTCTTCAGGATGAACTTGTAGGAGCTTCGGCCCACCCAGATAAAGGCCCCGCCTGAAGCGTCAAGGATGACCGGATTGTTGTTCTGGGAGTTGCCCGTTGAATCTGTGTAGGTCGGAAACGGCGTGGTCGTACCGGCGACGTATGAGTAGAGCTTGCAGCCCACGCATGGTTCGCCCGCCGCGTCCACGAATGTAACGCGCGGCTGCACAATCGACGTAACTGGCACCTGCGCGTAAGTTACGGCGCACAACATCGCAACAGCTAGAAGCCATCGTTTAATCATTTGACCTGACCTTTGTGGGGTGTAAACTTGAAGCCCTATATGCTAGAAGCGATCATCATCGGCTGCGCATTCAGCTACATCGCGGTTAAGGCTGCGACATGGTGGGTAGATTGGGACTGTCGGCGGTCGGATACGCCTGAGAATCGGCGGCAATGGGTCCGGCAGCAGATGCTCCTAGGGCGGATGAGTAATTCTGAACCCTCGAAATCGCCTGAGAAATCGGAATCTTAGAAGACTTGCTGATTGCAATTGCCAGTCTGGATTTCACGCTTGGGTTGTCGAGGACGCCCTTCAATACGCTGGCGACTACACTGACAGCGCCGCTCCCCGTGACAGCCTTTGCCGCCGCACCAGCTACCGGCGTACCGATTCCGATGGCCTGATGGTTGGAGATGCGGTTTACGGCACGCTCTAGAATCGGTTGCAGGTCGAGCAATTTAGACTCTGCCGCATTCAAGCCGTTGATCTCTGGAAACTGAGAGGCGATCTCCTCTTTTAGCCCTCTGGCTAGAGCCTTCTGCGCTTCGACCGATGCGCTTCCCTGCTCTCCGAACTTTCCCTTGAGTACGCGATAGGTTCCCTGCTTCATCGTCTGCGCATCCGCCGCATTCATCGGGGGCGCGGGCTGCGCGGGGGTTCCCTGACCCATGATCGGCCTGCCTTGAGCGTCCACGAGGCCAGTAGGCTTCGGCGGAATTGCTGGCTTCCTCCCCTGCTCGTCTAGAAACTGCTGCTTTGATGCTTCGATTGCGTCGAGGTCGCCTTGCGCGTTAACTTGATTGGCAAACTTGGCCTTTGCGACATCGGCGCGGGTTGCTACTTTGTTCGGGTCGATTGGGCGCGTGGGATCTGCTGCGATCTCATCCTTGATGGCCTGATTTAGAGCTTCGATGCGACCACCCAATTTCTCAAGACCGCCTTTAGAGATAGGGATTGCCTGTTCCAGTCCGGTCTTCACCACAGCCGCACGTTCCGCTGGGCTGAGTGTCGTGGAAGGCTTCAGCGCGCTCTCATAGGCACCTTCTGGCGTCTTGCCGAAGAGTACGGCTTTACTCGCTCCACCTTTTACTGCTTCCACCGTGGGCCTAATAGCCGGGGCCACAGCCTCACCGAGGGTTGCACCGCCCACCAGATTCCCGGCGAAGTTGGCGGGGTTGTTGATCGCTGACTTTCCGAGTGCAACGGCTGAGTCGATTGGATGGGTGATTGTATGGCCGATGGCGCTAAGAGTGTCCAGTGGGTGAACAAATGGGGCCGCAGCGCCCTGAATGGCTCCCGCACCAAATTCCTGTGCAGCGTTGAC